AGCATATAACTCTTTATTATAATCTAATCTAGCAACACGTTCAAGATCATTATCTTTCATCTGATTTTCAACCCAAACTTTTCGTGCTTCTTGCTCTCTAGTTAACTTCCCACCTGCTCCAGCTGCTGCTCGTTCTAACAATTCAACACCTGATAGAGATCCTTCAATAGCAAGTTTATGTTCTTCTTTTGTAAGATTACCAGATTCTAGCATTGCATCAGCAAAAGCTTGTATTTCATTTTTACTTGCTCCATCTGTTGTAAGTCCGAAATCAATAAACTTTTGTCTTACATCATTTTGAGCTTTTACTATCCTCATATTTAATTGATTATTTTGAGCGTTTGCTTCTAAAACGAGATTATGTTCACTCTCTGCTAATTTAATTCGAGATTTATCTAGATCATCTTGGAACCACGATATATGTTTTACCGCTTGACCACCGATATATCCGACAGCAGCTCCTATACCTGCTCCTATCGCTGTACCAACTCCTGGAGCTATTGCTGTTCCGATAGATGCTCCTAATTTTGCTCCTCCGATTGCTCCTGCTGCTCCTCCGATTGCTCCTGCTTTTTCTGAACGTGTGCTTTTACCGGATAGTGTTGCAACATCATATAATCCTTTTGCAACAAATGCTCCTGCTGTAAGCCACCCTGCTGTAGTTGCTGCTCCAGCTAATCCTGTACCTGCTGCTTGTCCGCCATATCCAAATAATGACTTTACTCCTTTAGCTACTATACCTCCAATTCCTTTAAGAGCTCCTCCAGCAGATTGTATCCACATTGCTGTCAATGGGGTTGCTCCTAATACTGTTTTAGCCATATACCCATATGCTAATACTTGACCAACACCTTTACCGACTTTTTGAGCTCCTCCATACATCCCTGACATATCCATTGAACCCATTTTTTGTACGAAGTCACCTATACCAAATGGTAAGTTTTTTACAAAATCCCAGATGGTTGTTATTGCATCTACTATCCCTTCTATCACACCTTTTACAAAATATAAAATATTTTTTAATCCAGTTTGGAAGGTGTCAGATTTAACAAACTTTAATATTAATTCTTCAGCTTCCTTAAAGCTTACACCAAATACGTCAAGCACAATATCACCAAGTATATTAGCTATTTTTTCTATTATACCTAATCCAGTTTCTATCTTACCCATAACTTTTGTTACAACAGGAAGCATTTTAACTGTATCATCATGTATTTGCTGTTTTTCTTTATTTATTCGATTTTCACGCTCACGCTGAAGATTCGTTTTTAGGAGCTCGTCTACTGATAATCCAGTAGCTCTAGCTATAGCTTCTTGCTGGAATATATTCATTTCTTGGAATTTTTGTAATCCACCAACTTGTCTTAATACTTCTTGAGCTGCTTTTGCTCCTTGCTTATTCATTGCAAAATGTCGAGCTTTATTAAAGTTGATATTCATTCCGGTAAGCATTTGAGCTTCCATTTCAGCTTCAATTGAACTTTCAAAATCTAACAATCCTTTTGAAATTTTAGCTACATCTTCTAGTCCTAATCCCATCTTTCTTGCAGCAATTACTGCTTCGTTAAGCTCTTTTGTCCCTCCTCTAAAATGCGCTAATGTCTCACCAGTAGCATCTGCTATTTCTCTAAATGTATCTGCAGGATTTAATCCAACTGCTTCTGACATTGAATATAACATATTAGCTGAATTTATTGCAGCTTTTTCTGAGTGTTCACCTACAGTTAAATACGTGTTTATAACTTTAGCGACTTCATCATCTGATAAATTTATACTTAATTTAATAGTAGACATCAAGTTAACAAGATCTGCACTTACTAGATTAATATTTACTAATTGTTTTTGTAATGCTTGTATTGCATCTACAGCACTTTCTAAACTTCCTGCAAACCCTTCACCAGCTGCTCTAAATATTGAATGAATTGTTCGAGCTTTTTTTATTATTGCTTGTTGATAAGGACCAGAACCAGCTAATTTTTTATTTACACGATCTAATTCTTCAGCTAATTGATTACCGTATCCTCGCATTTCTTCGAATCGTGAAACACCTAATGCTAATAATCCTGTAAATATTAAGAGTGGATTTGTAATTATATCTTTTAAGGTCTGTAGTATGGTGCCAGCTGCTGTTCCTTGTAGATTCATTAAATCATTTATACTATTCTGTATTTCTTCTTTACGAGTGTTTGATTTTTCAAGTTTACCGAGTGTTTCATACTCTTTATGCATAGTTTTAAGAACTGCAAGACGATGTGCTTTTTCAGTATCAACATTATTTCCTACTTGCTCTGTTAATACTGCTATTTCAGCTTGTATTTTGTTCATCTTATCGTAGTAAGGTATATTTTCTTTATTGAATAAAGTTAATTTTTGAGCATGATTAACTGCATCTAATTTTAATCGATTTAAGGTTTGTAATTCTCTAACAGTTCGTCGGTTAGTATTCAAATCTTGCAAACTCATATCGCGTGTTTCTCGTTGCGCAGTTGCAATTTCTAATGCATATCCTTCAGATAATTGAAGTTTATCTGCTAACTTATTTTGGACACCATATAATTGTTCTATAGATTTAGTTTGATCTTGTTGGCGACTAAATATATTCTCAAATAATGTAGATAAATCTTTTTGTTGTTTGATATGTTCACCACGTACTCTAGTAATATTTTGAACATGCTTTTCTTCTTGCTTAAGTAATTCATTTCCACGCCTTGAAGCCATATTAACTGACTCCATTTTCCTACGTGAATTATCAAGATACTTATCGTGGTATTTTACTCTACCTTCTTCGTTGAGTTCCTGGAACTTTCCCGTACCAGGTCTGGTAACTTTATTTTTGTTATTATTCCCTTTCTTAGCCATAACAATATGTAATTATTAAGGTCTACGTTGTAATAATTTTTTTAGATTTCTATAGTGTTTTGTATTTCCGCCTGAACCAGGTTCTTGCATGCGTTTATTCATGACTTTTTCTAGTTCCTTAGCAGATTGCTCGAAATCACGGGATAATTTAGATAAGGTTGGATCGGTCTTAATAGCTGCCCAATATCTTAATTGAGTTGCATTTTTCTTGCCTAAAAGTGTTTTAAGAAGCCAGTTGAATGCTCCCTCTTTAAGAACGTATTTTTTTGATGATTTCATAGTTTTCCCTTTTATATAGTTTATCATATATAAATATGGGAGAACTAGAAAACCTATTGATTTGGATTGTTTTTTGGCATTACGGGAGGGCCAAATACTTCAGATGATCCTTTCATTTTAGCATCATGTTTCTTTTGCTGTTCTTGCTTTTGTAGAGCAATTTTTTCAATCTGTTTTAGATAAAACGTACGCAGATATCGTGGCATATTATATGCTTCATCATGAGTAAAGCCTCCTTTACCATAATAACATAACATAAAAACATCTTCGTGAATTAATGCTCTATGACTTGGTTCCAGGCCAAAAAAAGTTGACGTCGATTGGCATATCGACTATCTCCGTGTGTCCGCATGAATCGCATTCGAAATTCATTTCAGTTGCAACGTCAGGTGCTTGCTTTCTCATCTCTGTACGTAATGCTAGTGAATCTTGTGCGTATAAATCATTATCAACAAATTCTCTAATATCTTTTTTCTCTCGATTACCATCAAGTGCAATAATTTGATGTTTTAATCTAGTTGTAAGCTCTTTTCCTGGACCTTTCTTATTTACAAATTTAGCAAGACCTTTTAATTCTTGTTCTAATTTCTTTTCAGATGCTCCACTCATAAGCTGATATGTTACTAGAGTTTTTGATAATGGCAATTCAAATTCAAATTCATTTTTACCCTTTTCAAATTTATCGAAATCAATTTCCTTATTATTAAGCATTGTTAAATCAATACTAAGTTTATTAATTTCTCCACACTTAGGACAAGTCATATCAATATCATAATCTTTACCATATCCTAAGATACGTGATGCAATCATAATTGCATTTTTATCACCAACTAATAAATCATCATAAGTAACATCAGTTACTAATAATGAATTAATTAATGTATCAATTACAATACCCTTTTTAATAAGATTTGATGAAGTTAGAATATCCTCTTCTCTTGCAGTCATGTATTTTAACTCTACTTGACCAGCAGCTAAAGGGTGGTTTTCTGGATAGAACCACCCTTTGCTTGGAAGATCGATAAATTCGGTTGGAAATTTCTTTTTAGTTGCTTGTTTAGCCATAACTTTACTGTTTTCACTCATAACTTTTTTTCCTCTATTTTAATTTAATATATGTTTCTAATAATATATTAGAACTGTAAGATTGCATAATCATATGCTAGTGTAATAGACATCATTAATGCACTATCTGTACTCCAATCTAAACTTCCTGCAGAAGTTGATTGTACGTAAGCGCCTTTTAATGTCCATTCTTCCACCTTGTCCCCTACAGGGCCTAATACATTGAAAGTAATGTCTTTTTTGTAGAAATCAGCATATCCGTCTCGACCAGTAACAGATTCGTGCGATAATCTAACCCATTCCATTACTGCTTGTGCAGCTGATGGAACTACAGGATCGTATAAATCACATGTGATTGTACCCCAGTCACCTTTACCTTTTAGCTTTCTTTTCACGTTAATGTGATCAAGAGTTACATCACCAAAAGTAATTGATGGTCTGTCGATTTTCTTAATTAGATATGCAGGTATACCATCTATATACATGATAAACCTATTCTGCGTTTTCGGCTCAAAGGCCGTGAACATTGCTTCAGTTGGGTCGATTAATTGTGCCATTTGTTCTCCTCGTTTATTCTGTTTCTACATATATAAATATGCAGTAATATAAAAAGTATCCTTTTTTTCTCTATTATTCAGGGAATACCGCTCCTGTTGGTAAAATATTAAAGTCTAATATAATAAATTCTGCAGACTTAGCTGGTTGCAAGAATATCTCTCCAATCATTTGATTTCTATCAATTACATCTGGAGTATTGTTAGTAGCATCCATTATTACTTTATAAGCGTAAAGACCTTGTCTTTGTTGTACACTTTCGAAGTATGGATTAGCTATATTCAAGAAACGTTGTCTAGTTGCATTAGTGTTATTTTCAAATACTAGATATTTAGTTGCTGATGCAATAAATTTCTTCGCTGCTATCAGTAATCTACGTACGTTAATTCTATCAAGTGCTGATGGTTTAGCTTGAAGTGTTTTTTGACCCCAAATTGTTATACCTTCTTTGAAAGTTGCAATTGGGTTTACTCTACCTTCATATAAATCATCTCTTTCAGCATGTGTTAATCTAGTTGGAACATCAAGTGCTTCAGTTAAAATACCTCTATTAAGTCCAGCTGGAGCAAACCATTCGAATGCTACTTGATCGTTTTTAGATATTACACCTGCCATTACAGTTGAAGGTGGTACCCATACTGGTTTATTTTTATCAGTATCAAGTATTTTTACCCATGGCCAGTAAGTAGCTGTGTAATTAGAATCAAAAGATTTTACTGTATTTGTTACTGTTGAAATAGTTGTTGTATCTTTTCCTACAACATCCATGATATAAAGTGCATCTCCTCTATCTTCACAAGTATTTTTAGCGTGAGTAGTAACAACAGAGTGTAATCTGTGATTAGCACCTGGTGTTAGCATTAAATTAATATCATATTCATCTGGATTAGATACAGCATTTATTGCTCTCTTAAATGCTTTAGATCCGTCTTTTTCAGCTGTTGATAGGTCGAATCCTAACATATTAGTTGCTACAATATCTGTACCTTTTGCAATATATCGTGCTGGATTTAATCCATCGAATCCACCTTGGAATGGAACCATAAATTTCTTAGTTGAAAGGTTTATAGTTGAACCATCTGGTGTGATTGCTGTTTCATTACCACTATTAAGTGATGCTGATGGATGTTGAACACATTGTGATAAATTAAATTGCTTATTGTTACCTTTATAATTTGTATCATCTGGTGTTGGCATTAAATAGTTATAATTGTCAGTATCTAAATAATCAAATCCATAAAATATTTTCTTATTATACACATTATCTGCAACTTGAGTTTTCTTAACAAAGTGAGTTGTAGATCCTGCTTGCTTGTTAGGATTTGTGTGACCAACGAATGATGCTGTTGGTAATGTTCCTATTGATGTATTTACTGGTTGATTTAATGCTTCAAACCCAAATGGTACTAAATCAGGTGCTACACCTTGATCTTTTACTTCTTGTGGAACTTCTACCCAAACGTGTCTTGATAGATTAGGATAATCACCGTATACAGTTACCTTTCCATTTTCATCAATCTTTTGATATCTATCTCCTATTACTCTTGCGATAAAATTAGGTGAATTTGGATCTAATGTTAAGTTATTCCATTGTTCTACAATATGTGGTCTTAAATCTTTATCTGATGATTTTGCATATGGAGTATTCATAGCGTGAATAGTACCATCTACATCTACTCTACGTATTTGTACTGAGAATGTACCATAGTCACTTCCTGCTACTGCGCTCGGATCTTTGATATTTAATATACCAACTTTATATTGATAGTTAGTTGATGGTCCATGTGATCTTGTATGAAACTTAAATAATCTAACTGTTTTTGCGCTTTTATAAGAGCCTAAGTTTTGTGATACAATCCATGGCGTTCTTGCTTCATATGCATCCTTCTGTGCGTAAGCTACTGTTAAATCATTTGTAGTATTAGTAGATGATACAGTTAATGAACTATCTGCGCTATATGATCTTGATGCATAATTTTTGAATAATAAATAATTGTATACTGGTTTATTTCTATCTTTAGGTGTTGTACCAAATACTTTACCTAACCATTCTTCTGATGTTGTATCTATAGAACCAGAATATGTAGTATTAGATGTTAATATATTACCTGTGTCTGTATCTCCTGAAAAACCGTCTGCAGTTGGGTTGTATGTAGTTACACCACCTCCTAGTCTATCATCTGCTAAATATAAAGTAAATGATGCACCATCAATACTACCATTTGCAGTTGTGTCTCCTGTTATTGTAGTTGTAAATGACATAGTTGGTTTAGCTGCTGTACCACCATTTATAGTAGGCGCTACAACATCTCCTGTAAGTATGTTAGTAATTTGTACTGCATAAGCACCTGGAGGTGGAGTTGCTAATGTTCCTGATATAACTGATCCTAATCCTGCACTAAATGCACCTGATTTAATTAATTGTGCATTAAATAATTTTTTACCTGATACTCTACTTGCAGTAACACGATTAATTGCTTCTGCTATTCTCTGTGCCATAGATCCAGTAATATTATTTACACCACTATCTGCTTTAGACTTTGAAATCATTGTAATAGATGTATCAAAAAGAGTTGATTCTGAAGATAATCCTGAAGGTTTTGTAGCAGAGAAGTGATCTGGAACGCCTCCAGCGAAAGAGCCTGTAAACCAGAATCCGTATTCATCTGTTCCACCTGCTGGATCAGGTGATGTTAATGTAAAATATGTGTTAGCATATGAACCTGAATCGTTTGCTCCGTATGGCTTATTAGAAGCCCAACCAGAAGCTGATAAGAATAATATTCTAACCTCAGGAGTACCATCATTAAATGTAGGGTTAAATGATGCATCAGAATCTACTTGTGTTGGGTGAAGTACCGCGAATGTATCAGCAGTTCCTCCAGCTGATGATAATGCTCCTGTTGAAGATTCTACAGCATTTAATCCAATTAAATAAGGTGTATATCCTGTTAAACCAAGTGTTCGTACTACAGTAACTCTTCCTGCACTTTTCAAATACCCTTCTACTGTATATGGCACGTAACTATCTAAAGTCTTAGGTCCAAATACTAATTCAAATTCTTTGAATGATTCTATAATTACTGGTTCGAACGCAGGGCCTTTTACTGTTGGTCCAATAACTGCTGCGCCAATCTCGCTTATACCAGCTGGTAAGAACGATAAGTCTCTTTCACGTGTGAATACACCTGGGCTAACTATTTTTTCTGCCATTTTTATTACTCCTAGAGTTTATATTTTAATTCTATTCAGGGAATGCTGCACCTGTTGGTAAGATGTTAAAGTCTAATATAATGAATTCAGCTGCTTTAGCTGGCTGTAAGAATAATTCACCTACCATTTGATTTCTATCAATTACATCCGGTGTATTATTACTTGCGTCCATTATTACCTTAAATGCATACAATCCTTGTCTTTGTTGTACTGATTCTAAATATGGGTTACATATGTTTAGGAATCTATTTCTTGTTGCGTTTGTATTATTTTCAAATACTAGATATCTAGTTGCTGATGCAATAAATTTCTTAACAGCAATCAACAATCTTCTTACATTTACTCTATCTAGCGCTGATGGTTTAGCTTGAAGTGTTTTTTGACCCCAGATACATACTCCTTGACCAGGGAATGTAGCTATTGGGTTTACTCTACCTTCATATAAATCATCTCTCTCTTCATGAGTTACTC